TTAGTAATAGTCATTTAAATCTCCTTAAGATATTAGGCTATTCCGTTTTGTTTACGATATTCTTTGTAAAGTTCACGGTGTTCTGGATTTTTCATATCCAACTTGGATATGTCTAATTTTGACGGAGAGCCTCCAGAGATATTAGATTTGGTATTTGTAGTTGAGGGGCTGGCTGAAACAAAATGCGGATTCGAATCCAAAAATTCACGCACTAGGTCTTCAACCTGCAATGGAGCACCAGCGTCCGAATAACGAACTGTGCCATCAGCACCAACTACTTCTACTTCACCTTCACCATTAAGACGAACACTTTGACTCAACAGTGCCTTGACTTGATCAGCGTTGACAGCACGATATTTGGCAGCGGCACTGAGCAAAGGACTATTGACCTTGTATTCCTTAATGATGCTGTCTCTCTTTGAGATTTCAGCGTCTTTTTTAGCGGCCAAGTCTTGTAGAACTTTTTCAAATTCTCCCTTCTTGACCTGTGTTTCCTGTTGCTTCTTTTCCCATTCAGTTTTAATTGAACGGAGTTCATCAGGATCACCTAGATCTTCGTAGGGCTTGAGAAGTTTCTTTTGTAATGCTCCCTTCATGCGGGCCATCATTCCATCTACTTCGTCTTGTGTATAAGTCTTTGCCACTTGTGCCTGTGTTCCAGAATTAACGTCTGTGGCCTCAGTTGCCTCGTTCACCAATGTATTATCTGACATTGTTGCATCACCTCTCTTAGAGTTATTTTGTAAAATTTATTTATAGCATTTCACCCGAAATGCTGTTATATGTAGTTATTCCACACCTAACTGTGATCTTAGATTATTGAGTGTGCTTCTATTCTGCTGTATCAATACTTTCACAGGAGTTGCAAATTCTCCATAGCCAGGATATGAATACAGCCACTCACATTCGGCATCACTTGAATCTAGTTCTGTGGCCATGGCTTCAACCACTGAATCAGGATAGTCTACCACATACATCCTAGCAGAATACACGCCTAGACCTGGTATTGTTTTCCCAGGCACCCAATCAACTATGTCAATTAGGTCTTTTCGGTATGCTGCCAGACTCCAAGGGCACTCTCGTTGAATGCTCTCGAAGTATGCTAACCAATCAACGCTTTGGTGGCTTCTTGCCTTTTCCACGGCCACGGCCCATTGCTTTCTTCATCATAGCAGTCTCCTTGTTATTTGTCATCATCATGAACATAGCCTAGGGCCATATAGTCCATGTGTTCTTGTTCTGTTCTGGCAATGTATTCTTTGCCAGTCTCTGGGTCAATCATAATGTGTGGTTCAAACACAGTTTCAGCAGGCAGACCTTGAGCCACAGCAGCCATGTCTTCAGCAAATAGAATGTCTTCTTCTTCACCCAAGAACTCCGCGATGCGACCATCAATGATATTCAACACCTTGGGATTGGTAGCGGCCTGTTTGGCTTTGACCAGTTGTTCAATCTCTTGACCAGTGTCTGATATGGCAAATGAGTCTGGGTATTCTATCTTACCCGCCCATGTCAAGCCCTGATAGTAGGCATACCATTGCCATATCTGTTCTTCTGTTATTTGTAGGTTGTCTGCTTTCTCACTTAACTTTGCGTTCAGCAATTGAAACTCTTGTTCTTGTGCCACGCCACTCATGCGTCGGCTTTCTGTGGCTCTGATACTGCCAGTGTTGGCCATCTTGTCAATAACTGATGTGGTGTGTTCGATGGCAGTGAATATTTGATTGACGTCTGTGCTGACACTGAGCATGAAAGGTCTCAGTCCAGGATCTAGATTGTCTTCCATACGGATCACAGCACCTGCACCTGCTGATAATTCTGTGCCTGCTGTGGCTGCCAGTGCTGGGTGACCATTGATGCGTATGCTTTGTTCTACTTCTGATGTGAGATTGTAGATGGTTTTCTGTGCCATGGCAATGTCTGATATGTCTGAAATGCCAATGCCTCTCACTGGTGATTTCTGATTGTATGAACAGATGGCTGGTATGTCATCAAAAGGATTTGGTTCTACTTGACGATCTGTGACCACTCGTGTTCTATGATCCACTGTAGAGGTTATGATCTCTGTGGGATACCATTCTTTGATCACACCTATGCTGTCATTGACATCTTCAATGTATTTGAGATAGACCAATTTGTAGCGACCATTAGGCATTCTAGTGTAGGTCCAGTCTGTGACCACCATAGGTGTCATTAGATTCACATAGGGTCTAACATCTTGTGCAAGTTCATCACCCTTGGTCAGTGCACCTATGTTGGGCTTGGTTACGATGATCCACACGTGACCAAACACACTTGCCCAGGTTGACACTTCTTTCATAAATGCATCTAGACTGCGACCATCGTAATCAGCATCTTCTAGAAAACTTTCTAGCATAGAATCATACTCAATGCCAGCGAATTCACGTTCAGGTAACTTGCGAAACAAGAATGAAATGTAAGTTGAGATCACTGAACGACTGTGATTCTCCAAGTGAGTGGCTGCAATGCGGGCATTGTATTCGCCGGCAGTTTCATTTACATACTTGGTAAGGTGATTGCCACGCTGCCATTCAACACCTCCCATGTATGACTCTAGTAGAAACTCCCAATGGTCACGATTTCTAAGATACTGTTGATTGGTGCTGGTTACTAGATTATACTGTTCTGTTAGTGTTAAATTCATTTTCTATTCCTTGTTAGGCAATCTGGTGTGTCCATCTAGCCTGTGGTTGAGGTTGTCTATCACGTGTCACAGGCCACAAATAATCAATGCAATAGCCCAAGGCGTCATTCATGTGATCAAACTCTCCCTTTTCAGGCTGGGCAGTTGATCCTTCTTTGTAGACCTGACGCTCTAGGCATTGGATAGTGTATTTACACTTGGGGCTGATAAACAGATGTCTAACGCCACTTGCTGAACACAAACGACTGTTCACAGCGTTGACTCTGTCTCTGATTGGGGTGTGGCTTCTTGGTGCTTTGATGATGAATCCTGCATTGGCCAAGATGGTGTGATCACTTCTACCGCCGCTTTTAGTAGAGCGGGCACTGCCGGCCGGATCCGGATACATGAATACTTTGGATCGGGGATATCTACTCTTAATCTCGTCTGCAAGTTCATCAGTATTGCTGGAGTAGAGCGTGATTTCATCAATGACATAGAGACTTTCTCCTTGGCGAATGCCCACTGTGGCACATAGTGGTGTGATGTTGAAGTCAGCACCAATGTATATGACATCAGTGTTTAGGTGTTCAGGCAGTTTCACATTGTGCTCACGACTGAAAGCATAGTAGACCTGACCTGCTGATTCTTCCCAAGTGGCCATATACTCCTGGCGGAACATACGCTCATCCATGTCCTGCTTGGCTGCTTCTATCTCTTCTGGTAAGACTCTGCCACCATCCAGTGTGGTAAATGTCCACGATTGCCACGACTCAGGATTCTTGACATCTGCTGAATAGATATCATAGGCCCAAGAACTTCTTCCACCCTTGGGTGTGCCAATAAAGAAAGCGTGACCTTGGGTGTCACTGAGTGTGGGTCTAACCACAGTCCATACTTCTGGATCCATATCAGCAAACTCATCAAACACACAGAAGTTCACAGAGAATCCACGCATACGATCATATGAATCCGCTGACTTGATGGTGATCTCACTGCCATTCACCAGAGAGATGGTGAGTTCACTTTCATTGGTTTTCTGTATCCAATTGAGTTTGCCTAGTCTGTCCTTGAGTTCTTCCCACACGATGCCTTTGCCTTGCATTCTAGTAGGTGCGATATACCAACAGGTGGCATTGGGGAATCTGGCGAATCGTGCAAGCTCACGTATGGCTAGATAGGTCTTGCCAAAGCGTCGTCCACATATGGCAGTTCTAAATCGCTTGGAACTGTTGGCAATCTCTGCTTGTGCTAGACTAAGCGGCACTGAACAAGGCCTCAAAGTTTGTATCTTGTTTGTTCCAGGCAGCAATACGCTTGTTGGTGATCTCTACATAAGCAGGGTCTAACTCACAGCCAATGTATTCAAAGCCCAGTTCCACAGCGGCACAGCCAGTTGATCCTGAGCCGTTGAAAGGATCTAGCACCGTGCCACCTGGTGGTGTGATAAGTTTGATGAGATACTTCATTAGTTCTATGGGCTTGACTGTGGGGTGGTTGTTGCCTACAGCACCTTGAACTTGATGTGCTTGTCCCAGTGTCTTGTTGTGTTCTAGTATCTTGTGCTTGAGTCTCTGAACATTGGTGCCAATGCTGGGATCCCATAATGGATGATTTTTCACATCACCTTGAGCATAGTTGGCTAATGGATCAGGAACCTCATCAAAGCCCACGTGACGCTCTCTGCGGCTGACCTTAGGACAGTAGAAATACTTTTGATAGTCTGCTTGTAGGATCTCACCTATGACATTAGAGGGAAAGCGTCCTAGTTCTGGCAAGTCCTGCTCCACTGTGACTTCACGCTTGACTGCTTTGAATCCTGTTTCACCATTGAACATACGAATGTTCTTGCCGTCCTCGTCATTGCCACGCTCCATAGGACCACGCTTGTTGTTTAGGTAAGTGTCAATGTCCTTTTGATCTTCGTAGGGAATACGACCAGCATCAATGTTTAGAGCACCTGTGCCCCACTGTTGAGCATTCTTGGCTATGCTAAGTTTAATAGGTTTGCGGGCCAATGCAATAGGTTCGTGTGCTGGCTTTAGTGCTGTGCCCCAACCACTCCACTCATTATCAATTTTCTTTTTATCTAACTGTTTGCCAACATCTTGACTCTTGGGAAAGCCACTTGAGTAGATCCACATAATCTGATCACGGATCTCAAAGCCTGCTTGTTCCAGAGTGACAGCAAGATGATGATAGGTTCGTGCCGCTGAAAATGCTAATATGTGTCCGCCTGGCTTCAACACTCTCAAACACTCTTGATAGGTCTCAAGTGCCCCAGTGTTGGCATCCCAACTCTTGCCTAGGAAGTCAATGCCATAGGGTGGGTCTGTGACTATGGCGTCTATGCTGTTATCCGCTAATGTTTTAAGGGTATCGCGGTTATCACCCTGTAAGATTTGATATTTCATTTGTGTCCTTGTAGCAAATATCGATTTAGTATTTTTAATTATCATTCCACGGTAAAATCTTGTTGTCTTCTGATGTATGAGGGTTGTCACTCATACCTAATAGGTTCTTGGCCAGGAAGATCTGTAGTGCGGCATTGCCACCCATAGCATTCTTCAACATAGCACGGCGTAGACTGGTCTTCATATCTTCACGACCTTTGTCTATGATTGTTTGAAAGTTGTAGTTTACCACCTGATGATCAATGTCAAACCAGCGGGCTATCTCTCTATTACTCATGCCCAATGCAGCCAATTTGTAGACATCTTCTGGGCTCACAACCTTCTTGCGTAGACCTCTGCCCACTTCATAGCCCATGACTTCTACTGCCACTAACTGTTTGGGTTTGTTGCCTGTTTTTGAAGGATCACGGACTGGTTCCACATAGGGAATGATCTCAAAGGTTTCACATTGAGGTTCTACATTGGGATCCGTGGGTTCAAGTCCCTGTTCTAGGGCTTCTTCAGGCGTCATATTATAGTGTGCGATTCTCTACCTTGACCTTGAACTGTCTACGATCAACAGCACCTGAATCTGTGGTGATCTGTGCAGTCACAATGTAGACCTTGTTGACTGTGCCTGCTGCCAACTTGACATAGGTGATCTTTGAAGCACCAGTTATGCCTGATGTTGATATGGTCAAGGGTGTTGGGTTGTATGTGGGTGCAGTGATTGAATAGGCCACAGCAGTGATCAGTTCACCTGCTGCCAACCAATCTGTCCAGTCTATGGTATAGGTCAGTGTGGCCAGTCTGTCTTTTTCAATGTAGGCACCTTCAGTGTCGTATTTGTATCCGGTTATAGTGCTCATGTTTTTATCCTTAGCATTTGATTGTATTTACTCGTGTTTCATAATCCACCTTCAATACACGGGTTTCTTGTGGGACTTTCAATGTTCTTGTTTCTGATTCTACTATCACGAGTCTTGACTCAGGTAGTATCTTGGCTGCTCGTGTTTCTGATTCTACAGCAATTTCTCTACAAGGATCAAAGTTTAAGATGTCACCCTGTGTTAATTCAAAGGCTTCTACTACCAATGTGGCCTGTGCGAACACCACTTTGAACGCAGTTGAAGTCTGAGTGAATATCACATTCAATGTGCCAAAAGCAACTACCAGTTTCTCTGCGTCACCACTTAATGCAAACTCTGAAGTCAGTGTGACTGAGATTGCAGGTATGCGTGTGTATGTGATGGTAAGTGTGGCTACAGAACTCATTGACACTGATTGATCACGCAGTCTATCATCTATCTGTGCTGTGACTGTGACCACTGATTCTTGAGCACTGACTAGGTTTCTAGTTCTTGATATCTCTGCGACCTGTGTGAACTCACTTTCTAGTGCAATATTAAACTCAGTGATTTCACCTATGGTTGCTGTGAATGTGGTCTCTGCAGTCACAGTAACATCACTGGTTCTGACTCTGATGTTTGCACACTCCAAACTTGTTGCTGTGGTCAGTGTGGCTGAATCACCTCTGATTATTAAAGTTTCAACTGCAAGACTTGATGACACTTCAAGGTCTGCAGACGCAAATCGTTGTCTGGTATTAACTATATCTAAACTTGCAACAGCAGTGAGGTCAGCAGCCACTGTGGAGATTTTCAATGCTGAAACTTCTAGGGTCACAACACTTTCTGCATTCACTGTGACTACTAGAACTGTGAGTGTTTCTACCTCCAGTCTACTAAACACCTGCATGTCTGGCACAGGCAATACCGCAGTGCTGGAATAATATTGAGGTTGATACTCACCGTTAATTATTACATTTGACCAAGGACGATCTAAGGTGCTAAAGATGCCTGGCAATGGCAACTGATTGAATTGCCCACGACCATTTTCTCCAAGGTCTATGTAGCCACCATCATAGACATCATAGAGATCGATGGCTCCGCCTATTCTCAGTTGTGCTAGGTGCAGTTGGCCAACACCTATGCTATTACCATAAGGACCAGTGAATGAGAGAATGCCTGCACTAACTGATTGGAATGTTCTTCCTCCTTTGCTGACACCGTCAACGAACAATTCATATCCATCACCATAGAAACCACCAAGGTCAGTGCGATACTTGAAGAATAAGTGATGCCAATCTGTGTCTGCTGGCAAGGCTGAATTCCAGTTAATGCCAACCAGTTCTGCAAAGCCTGCATCAAATACATAGACGGTGCCAGCGGAGTCATAGTTTATAAAACCACTGTTATTTCCGGCTCCTGGAGCTCCAGCATAGAGAATCTCACCTTCACTGCTTGATGTATCTCTTTTTATCCAAAAACTTATGGTTTCAGCACTAAACGCTCCAGTGATATTATCAGGATAGATTCGAGGATAATTGCCACTCACAGCAACGGGTTTCAATCCACTGTTGCTGTTTGGCACATATTCACGTATGACACCAATGATAGCAGAGACTGTGAATGCCACATCCATAGAGATGGTGCCTGTGGCATTTTGGAACGCCGCAGTTAGTTGCGAGGCAATGCTGGAGAATGATACTTGAGGGGAGAATGTGGCTGATGCTAGAGTTGACTGTGTGACTGTGGTGCTGAGGTCTGAGTTAAATTCACGAACTCGAATCTCTTGACTTGAGAGACTAACAATGG